CCTCGCGGCGGTCCTCGCCAAGATCAACTCGCTCTCCTGAACCCCAGATCACGGACCACGACCATGCTCGATCTCACCGCCGTCGAGCCGCAGGCCAGCGGCGATCTCATCCCCGACGGCACCTACGCCAAGGTGATCCTGCACCTGCGCCGCGGCGGGGCCGACGGCTCGAGCGAGCTCGACAAAGGTCTGCTGAAGGCGTCGACCTCGCCCGGCAGCGACGTGCTCAGCCTCGATGCCGAGCTGACGGTGGTGGAAGGCCGCCACGCGCGACGCAAGTTCTGGCAGCTGTTCACCGTCGCCGGCGGCAAGCGCGACGAGCAGGGCCAGTCGATCGGCTGGAACATCACCAAGCGCACCCTGCGCGGCATGATCGACAGCGCGCTCGGGCTCGATCCCGAGGACCGCAGCGAGTCGGCCGCGGCCAGGCGCCGGCTGCGCGGGCTCGCCGATCTCGACGGCATCACCTTCGTCGCCCGGATCAGCATCGAGCCCAGCCGCAACCCGGCCTACCCCGACCAGAACCGGCTCGAACATCCCGTGCTGCCGACCGAGCCCGAATGGCGTGCCGTCATGGATGGCAAGGAGGTCCCGGCCAAGCCGACCCGCGCCCGGACGGCCGCCATCACCGCGGTGTCCCAGCCCGCCTGGGGCCAGCCCGCCGCGGTGCCGGCAGCCACCGGAGCACCCGCGTGGAGCGCCGGGCAGGCGCACACCGCCAGCGCCGCCCCTGCGCCAGGTGGCGTGGCCGCGGCGAAGCCGGCCGGCCCGGCATGGCTGAACTCGTGACGCGGCGGCCGACATGCCGGGTGCACGAGCCCAGGGCCGCAAGCGTCCGCTGCTCGACCCAACGGCGGTCGCGGCGGCGGTTCGGCTTTACGACGGTCCGAGCCGCGGCGCTGCCCTCCCACGCCCCTGCGCCCTGTGCACGCGGCAGGATCGCGGCTTCGGTTACACCCACGAGCTCCGCTCCGACCGCTACCCGAGCTACCGCTTCTGCTCGCGTCGGTGCCAGGACGCCGGCGCCGCGGTCGCCGCGAGGTGCCGCGGCATGATCGACAAGACTCCGATGGAGGAGCAGGCGATCAAGGATGCCCGCCGCTTCCTCGCCGAGACCCTGACCGAGCTCGGCCTGATCGCACCCTTCCACGACCGGAGCGCGGAACAGATCGACCGGATCATCGAGGCCTGCGTCGACGGGTTCCAGGAGTCGATGCAGCGCCAGGCCCTCAATGACGACGTGCCTTTCTGAGCGTCCCCGGTGAGCACGCTCCTCGACCTCAACCACGGCTCCGGCTGCGCCTATGCGCCCGTGCCGCCCGACACCGTCGCCGACCGGATCAACCGCCAGGTCGACCGGGCGCTGCTCGATCGGCACCGGCTACAGCCACGCCGTGACTATCTCGGCGGCAGCCGCATCGGCGAGCCGTGCGCGCGGCGCCTCGCCTACGAGTACCTGGGCATCGCCGAGGATCCCGACCGCGGCTTCGATGGCCGGACGCTGCGGATCTTCGCGGTCGGCCATGCCTTCGAGGATCTGACGATCGCCTGGCTCCTGGCCGCCGGCTTCGAGCTCAGGACGCGCGACCGCTCCGGCCGGCAGTTCGGCTTCAGCACCGCCGGCGGCCGGCTGCGCGGCCACATCGACGGCGTGATCGTCGGCGGGCCCGAGGTCGGGATCGAGTGGCCGGCCCTGTTCGAGCACAAGGCGCTGAACGAGCGCGGCTGGACCGCGGTGCGCGAGCAGGGGGTCGCCCGGGCCAAGCCGGTCTACTGGGCGCAGGTCCAGCTCTACATGGGCTACCTCGAGGTCGAGCGCACGCTGTTCACCGCGCTCAACAAGAACACCCAGGCGCTGCACCACGAGCTGGTGCGGTTCGACCCCGCCGCGGCCCAGCGCCTGTCCGACAAGGCGGTGGCCATCCTGCGCGCGGCTGCGGCCGGGGAGCTGCCGCCGCGGGCCGCCGCCACCCCGGACCACCATGCCTGCCGCTTCTGCCCGTTCCCGCAGCGCTGCTGGAGTGCGGCCGCATGAGCGACTTCACGCCCTCGGACCGGCAGGCGGAGGCAATCCATGCCATCCGCGCCTAGTTCACCACCCGCACCCACGCGCAGCAGGTATTNNGCAGGTATTCCGGGTGTTCGGCTATGCCGGCTCCGGCAAGACCACGATCACCCGCCACGCCATCGCTGATCTTGGCCTCGACACCATGGTGCGCGATGCCACCGCCGGCACGGTCTCCGGCACCGGCGGCGTGCTCTACGCCGCATTCACCGGCAAGGCGGCCCTGGTGATGAGCCGCAAGGGCACGCCCGCCTCGACCATCCACAGCCTGATCTACCGGGTGTCGGAGGCGACCCAGGCCGAGATCGAGCAGGTCAAGGAGGAGATCGCCGCCCTGGAGGCGGCCCTGGCCGGCCTCGGCATCGGCGAGCGGACGATGGGGGAGGCCCGGCTGCGCAGCCTGCGGCTGCGGCTGGCCGACATCCACCAGCCGCGCTTCGTCCTCAACGAGCAGTCGATCGTCCGCGACGCGGCGCTGATCGTGCTCGACGAGGTGTCGATGGTCGGCGAGGAGATGGCGCGCGACCTCCTGGCCTTCGGCAAGCCGATCCTGGTGCTGGGCGATCCGGGCCAGCTGCCGCCGATCAAGGGTGAGGGCGCGTTCACCCGCGACCCGCCCGACGTGATGCTGACCGAGATCCACCGCCAGGCCGGCGAGAGCGCGATCATCCGGCTGGCCACCCTGGCCCGCCAGGGGCGGCCGATCGCCTACGGCGAGCACGACCCGCACGTCTGGAAGCTGCCCCGCTCATCGATCGGGCCGGAGCAGCTGCTCAAGGGCGGCCAGGTCATCTGCGGCCGCAACGCCACGCGGATCCAGCTCAACCTCGCCATGAAGCGGGCCGCCGGGTTCGAGGCACCCTACCCCTCGGGCGAGGTGCGTGGCGGCGTGCCCGAGAAGATCATCTGCCTGAAGAACCGTACCGACCTCGGCATCGTCAACGGCATGTTCCTGCGCCTCGAGGACATCGAGGACGAGAACGAGCTCAGCTTCTCCGCCCGGATCGAGCCCGAGGACGCACCCGCCGGTGCGACCGCCACCGGCGACGGCCGGTACCTGATCTACAAGGGCCACTTCGATGACCACGTGGCACTCGATCCCGAGCGGGAGCGGCGCGACCACTGGGTCCGGAAGGGCCTGATCGAGGCGGTGTGGGGTTGGGCCATCACCTGCCACAAGGCGCAAGGCAGCCAATTCCCGACCGCCGTCGTGTTCGATGACGGGCTCGGCCGCACGGCGCGGGACCGCTCCCGCTGGCTCTACACCGCGATCACGCGCGCCGAGTGGGGGCTGGTGCTGCTTGATTGACCTGAACGACGTCCGCCCCACCGGCGCCGAGCCGACCAGCCCATGCCCGCCCGCCGAGATTGCGGCCCGGCTGGGCGCACGGATGGAAGCGCTGGCCGCGGCGCTGGTGGGCGAGCCCAACCGGGCGCTCTCCACCCGCACCCAGCTGCGGTTCGGCACCAAGGGCAGCGTCGCGGTCGAGCTCGCCGGCCCCGAGCGCGGCCAGTGGTTCGACCACGAGGCCGGCGTCGGCGGCGACGCGCTGACCCTGGTCGAGAGCCGGCTCGGCCTCGCCAACGGTGCGGCCTGCCGCTGGGCGCTGGACTGGCTTGGCGACGCTCCCGACCTGGGCCGCGCCGCTGGCCCGAGCCCGCGATCGTCCTCCAGCGGCGATCAGGCCCGATCAGCCAAGGTGGACCAGATCGTCGGCGCGTCGTGCGACCCGGCCGGGACCGTCGTCCAGCGCTACCTCGAGCGCCGCGGCATCACCGCCAGGCCCGTGCCGCCCTGCCTGCGCTACCGGGCCAATGCCCATGGCCGCTATGGCGCCATGGTGGCCCTCGCCACGACGGAGACGGGCGAGATCGCCGCCGTCCAGCAGGTTTGTCTCGCCGAGGACGGCGCCAAGGCGCCGCTCCCGGTGCCGAAGCGGACCAACAAGGCGCACGACGACTGGGCCGAGCGGGCGGCGGTGCGGCTGCCCGGCATGCCGCCGCTGATCCTGTGCGAGGGCGTGGAGACCGCCCTCTCGCTGTGGCAGACCACCGGCCAGGAGGTTTGGGCCTGCCTCGGCGTCGCCAATATCGGCAAGGCGCCGGTGCCGCCCAAGGCGGAGGTGATCGTCGCGCGTGACGGCGACCCGCCCGGGAGCCCGGCGGACCGGCAGCTGCGCAGCGCGGTCACGGTGCTGCAGGGGCGCGGCCATGCGGTCCGGGTGGCGGAGCCGCCCGAGGGCGCCGACTTCAACGACCTGCTCTTGACCGGCGGCCAGGCGGCGATCCGCGCGGTGCTCGACGCCGCCGCGGACGGTGGCGGCTACTCCACTGCCTGGCGCGCCGGTCTCCTGTGCAACGAGGACGGCTACCCGAGAGCACTCCTGGCCAACGCGATCCATGCCCTGCGCGAGGCGCCGGAGTGGCAGGGCGTGCTCTGGCACAACGAACTGGCGACGGCGACCGAGGCACGCCGCCCGCCGCCCTGGGCGGCCCGGGACCGGTCCTGGTGCGATGCCCCATGGTCGGACCGGGAGGACACCCTGACCGCCGCCTGGCTGCAGCAGCAGGGGATCGCGGTCTCGGCCATGGTCGCCGGCCAGGCGGTCGAGGCCGTGGCGCGCGACCGGCCATTCCATCCCTTGCGCGAGTATCTGGACGGGCTCGCCTGGGACCGGATCCCGCGCCTCGAGCGCTGGGTCGCGGCCTATCTCGGCGTCGCCGACGGCGAGTATGCGCGGGCCGTCGGCAAGCGCTGGCTCATCTCGGCGGTGGCCCGCATCTTCGAGCCCGGCTGCAAGGCCGACTGCGTGCTGATCCTCGAGGGGCCGCAGGGCATCAAGAAGTCCTCGGCCCTGAAGGTGCTGAGCGAGCCCTGGTTCACCGACCGGCTGTCGGATCTCGGCAGCAAGGATGCCGCCATGGAGACCCGCGGCGTCTGGCTGATCGAGATCGCCGAGCTCGACACCATGGGCCGTGCCGAGGTCGGCACGATCAAGGCGTTCATCTCGCGCACCCACGACCGGTTCCGCCCACCCTACGGCAAGCGGCTGGTCGATCTGCCGCGCCAGTGCGTGTTCGCCGGCTCGGTCAACCCGGAAGGCGGCTACCTCAAGGATGCCACCGGCGGTCGGCGGTTCTGGCCGATCCGCTGCGGTGCGATCGATCTCGCCGCACTGGCCCGCGACCGCGACCAGCTCTGGGCCGAGGCGGTGACCCGCTACCGCGCCGGCGAGCCCTGGTGGCTGGAGAGCCGCAACCTCACCGAGCTGGCCGAGGAGGAGCAGTTGGACCGCTACCAAGGCGACGCGTGGGACGACCCCATCCGCGACTACCTGGTCAACGAGCACGAGTGGATCGCCAACGGCTACGACGAGTGTGTGCGCCGCCAGCGTACGCGAGCCGAGCCGTTGCGGGATGTCTCGCTGGCGGAGGTGCTGGAGCACGCTCTCGGCATCGAGAAGGGCCGCTGGACGCAGGCCGACCAGAACCGGGTCGCGCGCTGCCTGATCAGCATGGGCTTCCAGCGCCTACGCATGCGGCGGCCGGACCGGAGTCGCGAGTGGCGCTACCGCGCCGATCCCACCGTCGACCTACGTCGTGGTCCCAGTGGTCCCCAGTCCTGAACGAGGTGGTCCCAGTATGGCTGCTCGAAATTCTGCTGTAATCTCAATGTCTTGCCCCGGTGGTCCCAGTGGTCATGGTCTCGCGCACATGTATAGGGCCCCGGATCGGGATGATGAGCTGGAGTCCGGAATCGGGAAAGGGGGGTATATAGATGTAGGGGAATGCCCGGACCACTGGGCCCACTGGGACAAGCCCAGCAAAATCAAGCACTTAGCGGCCGTGGCTACTGGGACCCAACCGGGACCGGACTGGGACAACTGGGACCAGGGCCGTCCCGATGCCAGGGCGGCCGGCGTGGCGGTGCTCATACCGACACGATCTGTTCCACCCCTCGCGTCGGCAGGCGGGGGCGATCGACGCATCACCGCCTCGACCATCGTGGCCCTCGACCTCGGCCAGCATACCGGCTGGGCGCTGCGCACCGCCGACGGCGTGATCTCCAGCGGCACGGTGCAGTTCCGGCCCGGCCGGTTCGAGGGCGGCGGCATGGTCTTCCTGCGCTTCCGCGCCTGGCTGCAGGAGCTGGACGAGACCACGGGCGGGATCGGTGCGGTGTTCTTCGAGGAGGTCCGGCGGCACGTCGGCACCGCCGCGGCGCACGCCTATGGCGGCTATCTCGCCCACCTGACCGCCTGGGCCGAGGCGCTGAAGGTCCCCTACGAGGGGGTGCCCGTCGGGACGATCAAGCGCCACGCCACCGGCAAGGGCAACGCCGGCAAGGACGAGGTGATCGCGTCCATGCGCGCCAGGGGCTTCACGCCCGCCGACGACAACGAGGCGGACGCCCTGGCGCTGTTGGACTGGGCCATGGCGCACCGGCTCGGAGGTGTCCGATGACGGGCGAGGACCTGCTGCAGCATGCCGCCGCCGTCGTGCGCGACCGGCGCCGCAGCTACGGCGATCCCACCGACCTGTTCGAGCGCGTGGCCGTCCGCTGGTCGCAGCTGCTCGGCGCCAAGGTCACCGCAACCCAGGTCGGGCTGTGCCTCATCGACCTCAAGCTGGCACGGCTCGTGGGTGATCCCAAACACCTCGACAGCTTGGTCGACGTCGCGGGCTACGCCGCCTGCGTGCGGGAGGTCAGCCAATGAGCCCCAAGAGCTCGCTGGCCAGGCACGTCCCGAGCCCCACCGCCCCGGAGGAGATCGACGCCATGCCGCTGCGGGCCTGGCGCTATCAGGGCGTGGTGGTGCTCAAGCCCGAGGAGATCATCGATCCCTGGGTGCGGCAGGTGCTGATCAACGAGGCGGTGAAGCGCTACGGCCCGCGGCCGGGAGCACGGCGATGAGCAAGCGGCTGCGCAAGGCAAAGCGCGGTCCACTCCTGCTGGAGGAGGTGCGCGAGAAGGATCCCGAGGGGCGGATCGTCGTCCACCACCGGCTGGTCGACACGCTGGCCCGGATGCGCCAGACCGGCACCATCGACGCGCCGATGTTGGACGCTGGCCGCGAGTTCCAGAGGAGCTTCATCCTGGCCCAGCTCGACCCGCTGCGGGCGATGGATCTGCTGCGCGTGCCGGGCAGCGGCCGAGAGCCCGAGCCCGGCAACGTGCAGATGGCGGCGCGCAACCGGGTGCACCGGGCGCTGCTGGCGCTGGGCGGGCACGACAGCCCCGCCGGCTCCTGCGCCTGGCACGTGCTGGGCTGCGGGCGGTCGGTGCGGGAGTGGGCGCTGCGCCAGGGCTGGGGCGGGCGGCCGGTGCGGCAGGAGCAGGCGCAGGGGATGCTGGTGGCGGCGCTGGGGCTGCTGGCGGCGCATTACGGGTTGGCCGGTCGGCCGGCTTCGCGAGCAGCGGTCTGAATGGGCAGCGCGGAATGTCCTTTATGGCAGCAGCAAACCTATCTGGTCACATCAGTTACGGCAAAATCCTGGAGAGCTCGTAGATCGAGGGTTAGCAGAAGCTTCAAGCGATCCCAGAGTCCTGCAACTAATGACTTCCTCCCGATCCGCCACCCCATGTGGTTGCTAAAGGTTCCTACAGGATCTGACGCGTGACCATGCTCAGCGAACTTGAAAAGTAACTCGAGAAGCTTTGATACACTTTCGATTGACTTTTCACGAACCAGCTTGTCCAAATCAAATCGCAGTACGCGACCGAAATCCGCATGATGCCCGACATCGTCCCCAAGGGAGCGCACATTAGCAAGTATAAGATCCACTTCACCACTGTAAATCCATGTAGTCATGCCTTCAAATTTATGTCGAGCTAAATTAAAAAGGCCAACGTCAAAGGCCCACTTCTCGTTGCCGACATGAAGGATTTGCTGCGTGTTCGATCCATCTGAGGCTAGTACATAGCCGGGAAAAAAGAAATCGATGTTCTGTCCGGAACGAGTATCGAAATAGCTCAGATTTGGTATAATTTCATCCTTCGCAAGCTTGCACTCCGGTCGAGCAAACACAATTCCAATCATTGGTATACGCGTGTTATCGGGGCGCGCGTATTGCCTTCTGATGTAATCGAAGATGGCATCCAGTGTACCCGACGGATTCATTGTAAGTATCGGAGGCTTTTCAAGAAAACGCGCTAACATCTGGAAAATGCGCTCCTTCCACATGTGCTGCTCCCGCGGCATCCGCAAATTACCTCCGAATGTCGCAGTTTGGCCGCTTGCATTCGCTGACAAGGTGCGCGCTCCGTTCTTACGCGTCAACGCTCACCTAGCTCTCCGCTACATCTTGGACCGCTCAGCCGTTGGCAGAAAGGTTCGGGTCGGCATCGCGACCCCCCTCTGCGTCGTAGCCGGCGGCTGCCAGAAAATGCCCGCGGCCTCTATATAGTGCACTTGACGCTGTCCATCACAACATGTAGCATCCCGGCACAGTCGAAGAGTTGCGTTTGAAGCCCGCCCGGGTCACCCGCGGCGGGCTTTGCCGTCTTCGGGAGGCTGCATCGATCCGCTCACCCATCGGCTCCTGCGGCTGCTCCATGCGCATCATGGCTGGCGCCGGTGCCTGCTGCTGGTCCAGGAGGCCGGCGGCCGTGCCAGCTGGGTGAAGCTGCCAGACGATCTCGATCTGGCGCTGCGGCTGAACACCGACAACACGGTAAGCGTCACGCTCGGTCATCGCGAGCCTGGCGAGGCTTTCCTGGCCGAGCTGGCAACCCTCGTCGCGGAGACCGAAGCGAAGGGTTCGACACCATCGACCGCTCGGGCGAGTGGTACTGTCGAACCTTCTCCGCCGGCCAACGATGACCGGCTAAGTCATTGATAAGACGGGTCCTTCCTGGCCGATTGTGTATACGGGAGGGCGCAGCGCGGGACATCGCCACGGATAGGGCGTGAATCCGGGTTCGCAGTTTCGCAGGCGGCCCCTTCCCAGCGGCGTCACCGATAGACCTCAATCCCAGCATTGCTGTGGCACTGCGGCTCCGGTCTCCGTCGCCCGTGCGGGCCGATGCCGGTTCGCAGCCGGGCTCCTGGTTCGCACTCCACCGTTCGCATCGACGAGGTTCGCAGGTGACCGACGCGGCAACCAGGCTGACCGCGCTGGCGGAGCGCATCGAGCTGTGGCCGCTTGAGCGGCTGCGCCCCTACGAGCGCAATCCGCGCACGCACGGCGCGGACCAGGTAGCGCAGCTCGCCGCCTCGATGGTCGAGTTCGGCTTCACCAACCCGATCCTGGTCGACGAGGGCAACGGCATCCTCGCCGGTCACGGCCGGCTGATGGCGGCACGGCAGCTGGGGCTCAAGGAGTTCCCGGTGGTGCGGCTGGAGCACCTCTCCGAGCCGCAGAAGCGGGCCTACGTCATCGCCGACAACCAGCTCGCGGCCACGGCCGGCTGGGACGAAACGCTGCTGGCCGAGGAGGTCGGCTGGCTTCGGGACGAGCGGTTCGATCTCGACCTCCTGGGCTTCGACGCCACCGAGCTCGAGCGGCTGCTGTCGCTCGACGGCGCTGATACCGAGGCAGCGGAGCCCGAGGGCCAGGTTCCCGAGCCGCCCAAGGACCCGGTCACCCGGCCAGGCGATCTCTGGCTGCTGGGCGAGCACCGCCTCTTGTGTGGCGATGCCACCGTGCTGGCCGATGTCGAGCGGGTGCTGGGCGGTGCCCTGGCCGACATGGCCTGGACCGACCCGCCCTACGGGGTCAACTACGCCAACTCGCCGAAGGACAAGCAGCGCGGCAAGCATCGGCCCATTCTCAACGATAATCTCGGCGACGGCTTCGAGGCGTTCCTGACCGACGCCTGCACCAACCTGGTCAGCGTGACCAAGGGTGCGATCTACATCGCCATGAGCAGCTCCGAGCTGCACACGCTGCAGCGAGCGTTCATGGCCGCCGGTGGCAAGTGGTCGACCTTCGTGATCTGGGCCAAGCACGCCTTCACCCTCGGTCGCGCCGACTACCAGCGGCAGTACGAGCCGATCCTCTACGGCTGGCGCGATGGTGCCGAGCACTACTGGTGCGGCGCGCGTGACCAGGGCGACGTCTGGTTCTTCGACAAGCCCAGCCGCAACGACCTGCATCCGACCATGAAGCCGGTGGCCCTGGTCGAACGGGCGATCCGCAACTCAAGCAAGAGCCGCGACATCGTGCTGGATCCGTTCGGCGGCTCGGGCTCGACCCTGATCGCCGCCGAGAAGACCGGCCGGAAGGCGCGCCTGGTCGAGCTGGATCCGGCCTATTGCGACGTGATCGTCGAGCGCTGGGAGCGGTTCACGGGCCGGACGGCAAAACACGAGTCTGTCCATTCACCAAGAGCGGGTCCTGAACCCGACGCTAGCCCTTGATGCCAGGGCAAAAGCCCAACGGGCGTGGCCGTACCCGCGGCCGAGGTGACAAATCTCACAGACACGCCGGGATCGCCGTGCGCTCTGCCGTTCCGGACGACGCTTCCATATGCCGTCAAGTCGCCGGGGGTCGAGCGGGCATGCTCTCAGGGTACGTGCTTGGGGTGGTGGCCTTGGCCGGCGCCGTGTTGCAATGCCTGTTCGCCTATCGGGAGATCGCCGGCTGGAAGGTCGGCTTCGTCGCCAAGGCTGCCCCAGCCTGGGTGGACCACCTTCCGGCAGAAAAGGTCCCGCCCAAAGTGGTCGAGCACATCGATTGGGCGCGCCATCTCGCCTTCAATATGGGGATCTACAATCTCGTCCTGGCGCTGGGGCTCGTGTGGGTACTGATCGCGGGGGCCGCGGTAGCAGGGACACTGGGAATCTTCCTGGCGCTCTGGCTGCTCATCGCCGCTGCGGCGGCGGCCGGGAGCGGAGTGCCGCTGGCCTTCAAGGCGCAAGGGGGTCTCGGGGTCGTGCTGATGATCGCGTCGATTTGGGCGTGGCGGGACTGGCTGGCGGCGACGGCCCCTACGGCGGGCTGAGGCTTCGAGCTTACTACGAGAGTACTGGCGCTCGCCTCGTCATCGTGGCTCCCGCAAAGCGGCGAGACCGCCGAGCTTCTGCCCGGCGGTCCCCAGTGCGGCCGGCTCACGCCGTGGCGATTTTGTACACCCGCTCGCCGGCCTCGTTCTTGGTGGAGGTGACCTCCAGCCCGCGCTTCTTCTTGAGCGCGCCGCTGATGGCACCTCGGACCGTGTGCGGCTGCCATCCGGTGGCGTCGATCACCTGGGCGATGGTGGCGCCCTCGGGCCGGCGCAGCATGCCGATCAGCCGCGCCTCCTTGGTGCCCTCGCGCGAGCGCCGGGGCTTCTTCGCAGGCGGCTCGCTGAGCTGCGC